GGGGGGTTGGTGGAGAGGGTGGTGAAGGTCATTGCTGACCCTGACGGCCCTGCTGAGTTGTGGCACGACGATGACCGCGCCGCGATCCGCGAGGTGGCGGCGTGGCTGGATGAGCGCGGGATGCACGGGTGCCCGCTTTGGTTGCGTGAGGAGGCGGGCCGATGAGCCGCTACTGCGATTCCGACGACTACGACTATGAGCCGTGGATGGAGGGCCAGGCCGCCGGGGCGATGCGAAGCGCCATTCGTGGTCGCCGTGGTCAGCAACTGCTGCGCGATCTGATCGCTGGCTTAGACGCTCTACCGGTGCCAGAGCTGGCAGCCGGGTCACTGGAGGATCCTGAAACCGGCTGCGTCTGCGCCCTTGGCGCCGTAAGGATTCAACGAGGCGCCGACGCTGTGCCGTTGCGGTTCGATCCAACGGACCCAGACATTGATTGGCGCGACTTGGCCGAACCGTTCGACATCAGCGAAACCCTCGCCAATGCTGTCGTTGGTCAGAACGAGTATTGCGACGGGAGCAACGATGAGCCGTCACGCCGCCGCCGCTGGCGATCTGTCCGCGACTGGGCTGTACGCAACCTGACCACACCACTTGAACCGGAGAAGTCCAATGACTGACTATACCTGGCTCATCACCCCAAAACCCAAAACCAACCATGTTTATTCTTCCTCTTGCGCTGCTGTTTGACCCCAGTTCATTGGGACCTTTCAACACGCTGCCCAACAACACTGCAATCGTTTGCATTGATCCCGTCGTTGGCGTAGGAACCTGCAGGCCGATCAACACGCCCACCGCCCCCGGTCCTGCCCCGCTGTTGGGTGTGGCCACTGGACTCCATTGGAGTCGCCGACTGCGCTGCCGCATCAAGGAGGCCGCCCCTGTCACGATTTCCATGGAGGAGCTTTGATCCCATGCCCATCACCATTCGAGGCGAGAGTTTCGCCGGCTTCAACAAGCCCAAGCGCACCCCGAAGCACCCCACCAAGAGCCATGCGGTCCTGGCAAAGGAGGGCGCCAAGGTCCGCCTGATCCGCATGAGCGCCGCCTATTGGGCGAACCGCGTCAAGTGGTGACCCCTATCCCGATTCCCACCAACTCCACCCCCATGCCGCAATCTCCACCGCCTCGCATCATCCGCCGCCCTGCGGCCGAGGGCGAGCCAGCCCGTTTCAAGGCCACCTGGACCCCAGAGGCACCGGCCACCCCTGCTGAGCGCCTCGCTGCTGCCCAGCAGAAGCGCAGCCAACGTCCTGCCCGCCTGTTCCGGCCATGAATGACAACGAGAGGGAGGCGTTCCTGCCTGGCACCGGCACCATCCGCCTCGCCAACCGCGGCGGCTCCATGCCTGATTGGCGCATCCGCGAGCTTGCCGCCGAGGGCATGATCAGCCCGTTTGAACCGGGGAAGGTGCGGCGCATCATCACCGGGGAGATAGCCGATGGGGCCAGCCAGCTTGCCGCTGCGGCGATCTCCTACGGCTGCTCCTCCTACGGCTATGACCTCACCCTGGCCCCGCACGACTTCCGGGTGTTCCGGCACGTGCCGGGCCTGATCGTCAACCCGAAAGCCTTTGACGATCGCTGCTTGGCACCGGCGGAGCTCCACGAGGACGCCTACGGCAGGTTCTTCATCCTCCCGGCCCACACCTACGCCCTCGGCGTGGTGATCGAGCGCCAAGCCCTGCCGCCGCACGTCACCGCCCTCTACATCGGCAAGTCCACCTACGCCCGCTGTGGAGTAATCGTGAACACCACCCCCGGCGAGGCCGGCTGGGAGGGCCACCTCACCGTGGAGATCAGCAACAGCAGCGGCGCCGACTGCCGCATCTACGCCAACGAGGGCATCTGTCAGGCGCTGTTTTTCGAGGGGGTGCCCTGTGACCAGCCCTACGGGGATGGGAAGTATCAGGGGCAGGCGGATGGTGTGACCCTGGCGCGGGTTTGAGCGATGGGAGACATTGTTAAGGCCAGGCGCGAACTCCTTCGGCAAGATTTCACGGAAAGACTTCCCGCAAATCTTGGAGAGCCGTACATAATGAACACATTCACGGAGCCGTTTGTCTTTGTTGCGTTCTATCCCGTGCAAAGGCACGAGATGGCTGATGGCAGGCTGATAAATGGCAATGAGTTTCGCTTGCTTGAGTACGGGAAAGGATTCAATGAAAATAAAATGCTGGGTGGTATCTTTGGCTTATGTGATGATCGAATTGTATTGATGGCGCTTAGGTGCTGTGCAACAAGGGCTAGAGATTTTGAGCCATACAGAAACATGATTAAGGAGATGTTTGCGGAGGCCGTGGCGCATGCCCATGATTGACGCCAACGACCCCACTTTCTTTCAGCTCTACCCCAATGCGACGACGCCGGCACCATCCCGCCCCGCTGACTATTGAGCCCCGGCAGTGGCTCCACATTGGCATGGGCTGATGCCACCCCTCAACCTCATGCACCACGCCGCCACCCACGACTGGGGCGGCTTTCCCGTGATGCGGGAGGTGCAGGAGGCCAGGGCGGCAGAGGAGGCGATCCCAGCGGCTGTGGAGCCCTACACCGCCGACTTTCGGACCTACATCGCCACGTCTTTCCCGCGGTTCCCCTTCACCCGTCACACCCTGCGGCTGATCGATCTGGCCCAGCGCGTGGCCGATGACGAACTGCCGCGGCTGATGGTGGAGCTCCCCCCACGCCACTGGAAATCCACGATCTTCAGCCGGTTCCTGCCGGGCTACTGCCTCCGGCGCTATCCCGATCGCTCCAACGGCATTTGCTGCCAGTCGCAAGACCTCGCCGTTGGCTTCTCCGATGACGCGAAGGGCTACTTCCTGGCCTCCGGGGGGATCCTGCGGCCGAGCCTCTCGGGCAAGGAGGAATGGGGCACCGTGGACGGGATCGGCACCAACTGGACCGCCGGCATCGGCAAGGGCACCGGCAAGCCCGGCCATCGCCTGTTCATCGATGACCCGATCAAGGGCCGCGAGCAGGCCGAGAGCGCTGCGTTCCGGCGGCAGGTTCATAACTGGTGGGATTCGGTGCTCAGCACCCGCGAAGAACCCGGCGCGTCTGTGGTGGTGGTTCACACCCGCTGGCATGAGGCCGACTTGATCGGCTACCTGCTGGGTAAGAACCTGGAGCTGGAGAAGGAGGGCATGGAGGCCGACTGCGAGCGGTGGCACGTGGTCAGCCTGCCGATCGAGGCGGTTCCCGCCCATGAGGCCAAGCCGCTCCCGGCCACCGTCAGCCGCGAGCCTGATCCGCGCCAGCCCGGCGAAGCCCTGGACCCGGAGCGCTTCAACGAGCGGTGGATCCAACGCAAGCGGGCCAACACCCCAGATCGCGACTGGGAGAGCGTCTACCAGCAGCGCCCCAGCACCGGCAAGGGCACCATCTTCTTTCGGGATCGCCTGCGGTTCTACGGCTGCCCTGCCTGGCCTGGAGACGAGGGGGATGCCCTGCTGCCGCGGGCCTTCCTGCGCACAATCCTTTCGGTGGACTGCTCCTTCGACAACACGGAAGGGAGCGACATGGTGGCCATGGGCCTGTGGGGGCAGACCGTGGAAGGGGCCTGGCTGCTGGATCTGGTGGATGAGCGCCTGGACTTCCCGGCCACCGTGGCGATGATCAAGGCCATGCACCGCCGGCATGGGTTCGGGGAGCTCCTGTGCGAGAAGAAGGCCAACGGTGCCGCCGTGATCAAGACGCTCACCGCTGCCGCCCATGGCTACCGCGTGGTGGAGGCCGGCGCCGGGGCGATGGGGTCCAAGGAGAGCCGCGCCAATGCCGCCAGCGTGGAGGTGAACGCCGGCCGCGTGTTCCTGCCGCGCTCCGCCCCTTGGGGCTCCAAGGTGGTGGATCAGTTGATCCAGTTCCCTGCCGCCACCTTTGATGACATTGTTGATCAGACCAGCCAGCTCCTGATCTACCTGATCGGTTCCGGCCCGCTGAGCTTCAGCACCGTTTCCTGGGGCCATGGCGCCACACCCCAGCCGGTGGATGCTGACGCTTTGCGACAGCAGGGATGGTCAGATGACGCGATAATGGCACTGAAATCAGGCCTGATTCGCCGGTGAATTGAACATGCCTGCTACGACCCGGCGCCCCAGGGCCGCCCGCAGCACCAAGATCCGGCCTGAACCGTGTCCTGACCTGGGCAAGCTGGGGCGATTCCCGGCACCTACGCCGTGGTCGGAGCAACTGGCCGCAGACAATCTCCTGCTGGCCCAGTCCATGGCGAACCGGATGGCTCGGTCCACCCGGATGCCATTTGATGACCTGTTTTTGGTGGCCGCCGCGGGCCTGCTGAAGGGCTGCCGCCGGTATGACCCCGAGCGGAAGAACCCAGCCACCGGTGAACCGTTCAAGCTGAGCACGTGCGTGGTTCCCTTCATCCGGGGCGCCATGGCCCAGTGGCTGCGGGATCGAGGTCACAGCAGCGGGGTGAAGTTTCCCGATCGCTGGCGCGACAAGGCGCCCACGGTGCGGCGCTTGGCCGGGGAGGGGGCCACTCTTTTGGCCGTAGTGGAGGCCACCGGGCTCGGGCGTGAGGAGGTTGAGGCGATCCTGGAGGCGCAGGGGGCGACCCGCTGCCTGGATCCTGACGCCTTCCACGCCACCCGCGAGCCTGACCCGTGGGATGAGATCGAGAGCTTTGATGAGCTGAACGAGGCCATGCGGATCGCCGATGAAGCCCATGCCGCGCTGGGCTGGGCTGATCGGCAGATACTGGAGGCGGCGTGGGACACCCCGAAGCGGCGGCAACTGGCCCGAATGCCGCACGGGCAGTTCCTGCGCATGGCGCAAGGCATCATCCGGGGCGAGCGGTTGAACCCTACCCCTGAACAGCAGGCACTGGCCCTGGAGCTTCCCGCGGACGATACCGAGGCGGCAGGCGCCTCCCCCCGCAGGCGGCTGACAGGGGCCGCTGAGATCCTGCAGGCGGCGGAGCAGTTGGTGCTGTTTGGCCCCTGTCACGACGAGGGCCAGAGCGGGAAAACTCAGCCAGCAGGAATAGGCGGCACCGGTGCGGCAGGCGATCACCCATCCAACCGATAAGGGCGATCTGCCGTCATTCCGTCACCCCAGGCTGGCGGAGTCCATGGCGGACTTGGACCTAGTGGCGGACTGCTGGGAGCTGCTGCGGGGTGATGCGAAGCTGCGGCACCTTCCGAAGGAGGCCGGCGAGCCCAAGGAGGCCTACCAGGCTCGCCTGAAGCGCAGCAGCTACCCGTCGTTTTTCCGTGATGGCGTGAGCGCCTTCGCGGGGGTGCTGAGCCGCTACCAGCTTCGAGGGGTGCAGAAGGGGCTTTTGGACGCAGCCCAGGACATTGACGGCGAGGGCAACAGCCTCAAGGCCTGGGGCCTCGGCGCCGATGCCTTGGTGCTCCGCGATGGCGGCTGCCTCCTGATGGCCGACATGCCGCCGGGGGTGCCCGAGAGCAGGGCCGCAGAGTTGGCCCAGGGCCGCCGGCCGGTGTTCAGCGTGGCCGAGCGCCGCAACGTCCTCAACTGGAGGGTGGCCCGCGTCGGCCGGAAGCGGGTGCCGATCGCCGTCACGGTTCTCGAATGGCACGAGGTTGAAGACGGCGACTACGGCCTGAAGCTGGAGCCGCGTTATCGCGTGATGCGGGGCGGTGAGTGGCACCTTCTGAAGATCAAGGGCGACGGCGGCAAGGGCGCCTCGGCCAACTATCAGGTGGAGGTAGCCACCGATGAGCAGGGCCGCTCGCAGGAGGGCTTCTTCACCGGTACCAACGGCCAGCCGCTGCAGTATCCGCCGGTGGTCTGGTACGGCGCCACCCGCGATGGTTTTGGAGAGGGCGGGATCCCCCTGCTGAGCCTGGCAAACCTCACCCTGGACTGGTTCAGGGAGTATTCCGACTTGAAGGAACTCCTGCACCGCTGCGCCTTGCCGGTGACCGTCTTGAAGGACGCCGGACGGGCGCCGGGGCAACCGCTGACGCTGGGGCCCAACAGCCTGGTGGAGATCAAGGATCCCAACGGCTCGCTCTCGTTTGCCGAACCCTCCGGCGGCAGCCTGGACAAGCATCTGCAGCATCTGCAGGAGATCGAGAAGCTGATTGATCGCTCCACCCTCAGCTTCCTGTTCAGCGGCAGCAGCAACCGCACCGCCACACAGGCCGAACTGGAGGGGGCCCAGCTTCAGGCCACGATCACCACCATGGCCGAAGCAAAGAGCTCCGCATGGGAATCCATGTTTCAGCTCTGGGGGGCGTTTACCGGGGAGCCGCCCCAGGCCGGCGCCGGCTTGGATCTGCTGCCGGGGATCACGGACAAGCCCGTGGATGACGCCCTGCTCACCCTTGCCGGCACCCTCTACGACAAAGGGTTGTTGCTTCGCGAGACGGTCACGCACCTGGCTCAGAAGCGCGGGATGCTCCGGCCTGGTGTGGACGGCAAGAAGGAAGCCACCGAACTGGCCGCCGAGGATGCCCGCCAGCAAGCCCTCAACAACCCGCCGGTGCCGGGCCCCAATGACCTCGCAGGGGGTGGCGTGGACGCGCAGGGGTTGCCGCTGAACTGACGGGAAAACTGCGGCAGCGATTGCCGTAGCCATGCCCCGAGGAACCCGCCGAACGTCCTATGTGCGGGACAACCGCGGGCGCTTCGCGAGCACCCCAGGCGGCGGGGCCCCCAAGCGACCGCCGGCCAAGCGAGCCAGCCGCGGCACCAATCGCCTGACGCGGGACAACTCGGGCCGCATCACCAGCGTGGGCGGCAACGGCGCTACAGCCCGCGGAGGGCGGCTGCGCACCGGGGCGGGGAACCTCAGGGCCAGGCAGACCATGGCCGTTCTGTCCAATGGCCGCATGTCCAGCGTGCCGAAGGGCGCCATCGGCCGCACCAGGAAGCAGCGAGAGATCACCATGATCGATCGCCCTATCAGCCAGCGGCAGGCCTACAACGAGGGTCGGGCCAAGCAGATGGCCGCAATCGCAGCACGCAAGGCGCCCAAGGCTTCGGCGCCGGGCCGGATCAAGGCAGGCAGGCAAAAAAGCACCATCCGCAATACAACCGGGCAGAGCAAGACGCTCAATAATTTTAATAGTCGGCCCGCCGGAACAATGGTTTTAGGGCCCGGATACAAGTTGGTGCCGAGCCCTACCCGTGTTCCCCTCAGGGTTGCCGGTCCTGGAGCCAAGGATAGCGACCAGGCCTTTGCGCGGGTGGCTACCAAGGCGGCGAGAAGCCGGGCTGCTTGGGCAAAGCGCAAGGCAGAGGCGGGAGCCGCCAAGAAGCCCATCGGTTGGATGCAGTCACCAGAGGCCAGGAAGGACCGCACCGATCCCATGATGGCGGGGCACCGCAAAGACCATGGAAGAAGGCTGAGGGCCCTGCCAAAGGCAGCCAGGCGTGCAATACAGATTGAGCGCTTAGCACGCAAGCAAAAGTTTCTGGTTGCAGGAAACACGGCAGCACAGTTGACCAATCTTTCCGAAGGAAGGATGCAACTAATTGCCAATGTAGGCAAGCGCAAAAACAAACTAACGCCTGGCCAGATTGACGCGATTACTCGCTCCATGAGCCAATCGGCAAGGCGCCTAAAGGTCGGGATGGCCACGGGCAATAGGGGGCGCATGAAGTACAACCCCAAGGCCTTGCAGCTCGCGCCTAGCACCGCTGCCAGGACGATCCGCGGGGCTCGCGTCGGTGGCGCTGGGGTGATGAAAGGCAAGCCCACGGGCAAAGCGGCAACCATTGGCCGAGAGCAGTTTGTCGGGCGACAGGGCTCTCGGACCACCTCGATGGGTGAGGCCATCGCCGCAGCTTCCCCCGGCGGACGCACCCGAATGAGCAAAAAGCAGGAGGGGCGCATGATCGCCACTGCCGAAAGGCAGGTGTCAGCGATTAGAGCAAAGGATCAAAAGGCCGGCGCTTTGTATGACGCCTTGGCCAGGGCTGGCAGGGTCAAGCCACCCAGGGCCGAGAACCGCATTGCGAGGCTGACCAGGGCCGCGCAAGGCGACCCGAACACCGAAAGGGCAAAGGCGGCTCAGAGGTTGCTGACCAAGCGGGCGGCAAAGCCCGCCGCGCCAAAGCGCGTCACGGCCGGCCGCCTTGCTGGGACGGTTGCCAAACCTCGCGGACTGAAGCCGGGAGCATTGAAGGCCTCCCGAATTGCGAGAGGCAGGGCAAAGCGGGCAGCCGAGCCCTTGGGAACACGACTCAACCGCGTTTACATCCGCGTCAAGGCGATTGAGGCGCGGAACGATCCCCGCACGCTTCGCGGGAAAAACACCAGAAGGAATGACAGGTCCTTTGGGATTGCGCGAAAGGCGTCTGGCTTCCTGGGCCAAGGAAATAAGGCATGGAGTGATAGGGCTCGCCTCAGTACGGGTAGGCGATCGGCCGCAACCAGTGGGCTGCGGCCGGGCAGGAAAATCACCATCAAGGTCAAGCGGACTCCCAAGCCGACTAAACAGGACAAGGCCTTTGAGTCGGTGATGAACTTGAAGGGAGTGACTGATTTTTCTAGGGGCAAACAACGACAGGTCTGGATTGACGCAAAGATGATGACCCGATCTCGGCGCGAAAAACTAGGGCTTTCAGGCAGGATGATGGCCGAGTCCGATCGTTACTACGCCCGAGAAGACGTGAACCCAATGACCGGGATGGCTGGGTATTTCATGGGCACTCGCTCGGGCTGGTTCAACTCTCAGCCCAAGACGCGCCAGGGAGTGATCAGCAGCCGCCCCCGCCGCCGCAAGCCCTGACCCATGGCCACCATCGGCAACCAACAACTCAAGCTGGCCGACGACTACGCCGCCGCCCTTGACGCGATCGGCGACCGGGCCACCACCAACACGCAGGCGGCCCTACGCCGCTCCCTGGCCCGCACCCTGCGGGATCTGCGCCGGTACTACGGCCAGTTCGTGGACCCTAACCTCCCCGACCAGCAAAGCGCCGATGGGGTGACGCGCCGGCCGGGGTCGTACTCAATCGCCGATGGCTCCGCCAAGTTCCGCAAGCTCCTGGAGCTGGCCCAAGCCTTTGCGTCGGATCTTGAGTTGGCCTGGCTGGAGAACCGCTATCGCGAGGACTTCGCCGAAGCGGTGGCCCTCGGCGGTGATCTGGGCCAGCAGCTCGCGCAGACGGCCAACCCTGACGCGGCTGCGCAGGGCGTGTTCGTGGGCGCATCCAAGGCCGCCGTGGAGGCCGCCGCCAGCACCGCCAGCGCCTACATCCGCGGCGAGGTGGAGAGCTTCCGCGACAGCATCGCCCGCATCGTCACCGATGGCATCGGGCGCGGGAAGGGGCCCCGCGTGCTGGAGGGGGAGATCAGGACCGCCCTGCAGGGGGCCCGCGATCCGCAGGGGCTGAACAACCGGCTGGGCCTGGAGCAGCGGGCCGAACTGATCGCCCGCAGTGAGCTGGCCAACGCCTACGTGGGGGCACAGAAGGCAGCAGCGGCCCGCAACGGGTTCGGCTACGCCCGGTGGATCGCCACCAAGGATGAGCGGACCTGCCCGGTGTGCGCGAGCCGGCATGGCCGGATCTACCGGCTGGACGAGATCGTGGCGCCGGGGCACCCTCGCTGCCGGTGCAGTCTCTCCCCCGTGGCCACCGAAGCCGTGGAGGAGCCCGATCCCACCCTGCGGGCCGCCCTGCTGCGCGAGTCGTACTGGCAGAAGGCCCGCGAGGATACCACCCGAGAGTTCGCCGCCGGCAAGGGGTGGCCCTTCGCCCGCGCCTCCCAGGTGCTGGAGGAGGCCGTGCGCAAGCCCTCCCCCAGCGAGCGGCGGCAGTATCCCGACATCGAGCGAGCGCCGGTGCCGGTGGGGTAGGGGCGCCGTTACTGGAATCCCAGTCACGGGAAAACTAGGGCAACCAGCCTGAATCGCTGCCAAAAGCATGGCTGAACGCACCTACCAATGCCGGCGATCTAAGGCGTGCAGGGCCTGGCTTCCCGACAGCTCGTTTGAGTGGCAAGAGGAGGCCGGTCAGCGCCGACCGTTTTGCCTGCCTGGCATGTGCCCAAACGGCAAGCGCAGCGACACGTCTGAGGAGCTGCTGGCGCTGCAGTTGGAACTTCGCAAGATCAGGGAGGTGGCTCGAACCGCTGAGCGCGACCGCGATAGAGCCCTTGCGGAGCTGGCGACCACGCTGGATTCCCTGACCACCGCCCTGGACATTCGCGAGATCGCCCCGGCTGCCGCGCTGACGCCTGCCGAGGATCACGGCGACCGATCCGAATCGGTGCCGATCCTGCTCTGCTCTGACTGGCACTGCGGGGCTGTGGTGCGGGCCGAATCGGTGAACGACCTGAACGCCTACGACGTGGACGAGTTCCACCGGCGAGCCGGGGCGCTGTTTCGCAATGCCCTGAAGGTGGTCCGCATGGTGCGCAGCAGTTGCGACATTCGGCAGATGGTGCTCTGGTTGGGCGGGGATTTAATAGATAATTGGCTGCATCCTGAGCAGGCGCAGCTTCAGGAGTTGTCACCGACTCAGCAGATCATTGAATGCGAGCGGGCCATTGTTGCCGGGATTGATCACCTGTTGGAGTATGGCGGCTTCGAGCGGATCGTGATCCCCTGCAGCTACGGCAACCACGGGCGAACTACCCCCAAGATGCAGGCCGATAATTCGCACGCCACCAGCTACGAATGGCTGATGTATCAGAGCCTGCGCCGGCATTACAGGGGAGAGCCCCGCCTTGAATGGCGCATCAGCGACGGCAACATCCTCTACGTCGAAGTGCTGGGGCAGGTCTTGCGGTTTCACCATGGCGATGCGATCCGCTACGGCGGTGGCATCGGTGGCCTGACGATCCCCCTCCAGAAATGGGTCCACCGGCAGGACCAGGGGATCAGGGCTGACCACAGCTTCTTCGGGCACTTCCACCAGCTCACCATGGGCACCGGCTGGTCGGTGAACGGCAGCTTGATCGGGCCCACCGCCTACGGGCTGAAACTGGGCTTTGCCCCGGAGCGCCCTCAACAGTTGCTGCGATTCTTGGATTCGGAGCGCGGCTGGACTGGGGCCTTTCCGGTGCTGACGGACTGACCCGGGCAAGCCGGGAAAACTCCTGCAGTAGCAGCGTTTCCAGTGGCGGGCAGTAGCAGGGGCAGGCGGACCTACGCCAGGGACAACCGGGGCCGCTTCGCCAGCACCGGCACCACCACCGCCAAGGCCAAGCCCGCCGCCCGGCGAGCGCAGCGGGGCACGAACCGGATCACCAGGGACAACAGCGGCAGGATCACCGGCGTGGGCAAGAACGGCGCCACAGCTCGGGGTGGCCGCCTCAGGACCGCCGCCGGGAATCAGCGGGGGGCGGTGTTGGATCGGCTCAAGCGGGCGCCTATGGCGGGGACTGTGGGCAGGGGTGGGAAGGTTCGGGGTGGGGTGAAGCCCGTGGCTAGGCCAGCCACCCCAGCCAAGCCGGCACGGGCGACCGTGAACGGAGCGAGCCAGGCAAAGGCGAGACTGCAAAGAGCGATGGATAATTACGACAAGAAAAAGTATGCAGTTGTGCAAGCTGAAGCACGCCTGAAAAAAGCTAAATCCCCCAAAGCAAGTAAAGCGCTGGGCAAAGCCAACAAGAGCCTAATGACCGCATCTCAGGCCGTGAAATACTTGAAAGGCAACATGAACTCTGACACCCTTCGCATGGGGTCTAGGTATCGCGCCGGGAATCGAGACAATGTTGCGGCCACCTACAGCGTCAAGCGCGTGGCAGGAGCGTTTAGGTCCGGCAAGTCTCGCCTTGTAGCACCTCCAAAAGGCACGAGGATGGGCCGGGCCATCCCTGGCAGCGGGGGGCAGATCAAGGCGACCGCCAAGGCTGCCCGCCCCTCCGGCACCATTCGCAAGCCTCAAGGGCTGAAGCCTGGGGCAATTGCGGCGAGGAAGGCCAAGCCTCAGAAGTCGGTCAAGTTGACAGCGTCGCAGCGATCTGCGGCGCAACGAGCACGTGACACGTTCAACGATCCCACGTTGCTGCTAAACGGGAGAATTGCAAAAGGCTATAAAGAGGGTATCCAAGCCATACAGCAAAAGTTTGGAGTAAACAATAGAATTGCAACGCTTGCCTTTATGAGGCGAGCCTTTCGGATGGGCACAAGCGACATTCAATACATCGACACGGCAAGGACAAAGAAAACAATAAAAGCACTCAGGGCCAGAACCGCTATTGGGTCGCCAATCGGTGGAAGCTCGCGCAAGGCCAAGGCCCCCGCAATCCCTGGCACCGTTTCCCGTGGGCGGCGAAAGATGGCAACCGCAAAGCTCGCCGCCCCCAAACAGGCCAAAGCCGCCCGCACTGCAGCAAAGCCAGCACGTGGAAAAAGAAAGGCGAGGGTAGACGATGGCAGGGTGTCACGAGTTATTGACCGGCTCAACAATGTAGTTCGTGGCGCAGAACAAAAAACAGGCGTCAAGCGCCTTAATGCTATCCAAGTAGGAACAAGGGCAAAGTCTTTTCTGGCAAGGAAAGAAGGGGGCAGCGTAGGGATGCTTAATCAGATGAGCCAGCCCGAAGCCTTTGCTTCTGTGCGCAAGGCTATGACAAAGCCGCCGCGATACAGCACGCAAAAGCCGAACAGGAACAAGCCCGGCCGGTTTAATGACCTCGGGCAGGACAAGGCGCGGATCAAGGCCCGCAGGGACGCAATGACCGCACGCGACAGGATTCAAGAAGGCAATCAATCAGCAGCCGCAAAAGCGAAAGCGCAGAGGCCGAAATTGTCTAGGGACGCAATAAGGGGCGGTGCCTGGAGTCGCCGGGAATTGGGATACAGTACCTCACGCAAAGGTTTTGCTCGCGCTGCAAGGATCAAGGGGACTGTTCCCAAGCCGAAGCGGGAAGCGAAGGTGTCCACAACCGTGGCCAGGACTCGCAGCCAGGCGAGGGCGTCGCAGCGGCGGCGGCGGGAGATCACGTTGAACAGGGTCAGAACCGGCGTTTACGGGATTGGCATCATGCGGAAAAACCCCCGCATCCGCGCCGTAGACACAGGCATGAGCCAACTTGCCTTGGTCGGCAAGCCCAAGAAGCTCAAGCGCTACAAGCCCGTCAAGTGATCCACCCCGCCACCCCAAACACCGGAAATTAATTCCGTTGTTTCATCACCCCCCCCCCAAACCACCCATGCCCACCCGCAGCCCCACCCTCCGCCTACTGCAGGCCTTGTCCGTCGCCGCCCTCCGCCGCGATGCTGCCGCCGCTCAGCAGGGGCTGCGGATGCTTGCCACCGTCACCGATGACCACGAGGGAGAGCAGATCCTGCGGCTGCTGAGCAACAGCCTCGACCCGCAGGGCCGGTTCTGGTTTGGCAGCCTCCACGGGCCCCGCGTGGGCCTGGAAGATCCGGCTGCGGGAAAACTCACGGCAGCCTGAGCGCGTCCTGATCCATGGCCACCCTGCCGACCCTTGACCCGCTCTGGCGCCCCACTGCCACCAGCACCCGCAACGATCGCGACCTGATCCGCACCTACATCGGCTGGCCGGCCACCGATGGCAGCCTGACGGAGCTGACCCAGCAGATGAACGCGGTTGCAGGGCTGAGCTCCTCCACCGTGACGCAGGTTCAGGGATGGGTGGACGAGATCGTGACCCTGGAGACGACCCAGGCCGATGAGATCGATGCCGGCACCGCCCACCTTGGCAATGCCGAGGAATACGACGGCCCGATCCCCGGCACCTCCCCCACGCGGGCCCAGCAGCTCAGCCAGGCCGGCAAGCTCTCGTGGGACACCTCCCTGCTCAAGGCCCGGTATCGCTTCGGCGGCGGCGCCAGGGCCACGGCGCAGGGGCAGCGGGATGAGCGGATCGAGCTGCTGACCGCACGCATTGCCCAAGCCCTCAATGTGCAGCGCCTGGCCCCGCAGGGCGCTGGCGGCGGCGCAGGGATGCTGCTGCGGAGCTGAGCAGGGAGACGCGGGAAAACTGCGGCAAAGCGTGTTGTCGTGATGGCCCGAGGGTCTGCCCGCAGGAACTATGTGCGCGATGGCCGCGGGAGGTTTGCAAGCACCCCCGGCGGTGGCGCCAAGAAGGCCAAGCCGAAGCCTGGCGGGTTCCGGCAGCGGCAGGCGGTGAAGCTGGCGAAGCAGCGCGGGCAGTTGGGCATCCTCGGCGCCCCAGCCAAGGCGGCCAAGGCCCGCGTCAAGGCCACCAAAGCCCGCACCGGTCCCGGCGCCCGCCCGCAGCAGCGTGGTGCATTGACCAGGGCCAAGAACACCGCAGAAGCCCTCTCGGATCGCCGCAAGCTCCCGGCGGCCAGGCCATCTGGCGTGCTGGCCAAGGGCGTCAAGGCCAAGCCTGCGGCGGGCTCCAGGGTGAAGCCATCGCGACCCGGCCAACAATCGACTGATCAGGCGCTAAAGCGGCCCAAGCAGAAGCGATCACCAGTAGGCCAGGCCCAGTCCAAGAAGGGCGGCAAGAAGGTGGACGTGCAGATCAAGCGGGCTGCCGCTGGCGGTGAGTACGGGCCAGACGGTCACTTCTACCCAGCAGGGGCATGGATGCCCCTCGGAAAGTTCAAGGGCGGCGACAGCGCCAAGGGCAAGGGGATGGGGGCGGACCAGCAACAGCAGCAAGGGAAGGACGGCGGCGGGGCGCGGGTTGTGGGCAGCCGTCAACAGAAGAAGGATCCTCCACCGCTATTCCCTACGGGCCAGGCAAGGTCGTCAACCGTCAAGATTTCGTCGCGGGGAGCGAGAAACGTCGATAAATACTATGGAAACCAAGGGTACTATTCAGGGTACAAGCGTGGCAAGGACGGCCGCGTAGAGATGCCAGGAACTGGACTTTGGAATCCAATCTCAGCGCTTGCAGCTCGCATTGCGCCCAAAGAAGTGGGCAAAGCTATAGCCAGGCTGCGCAAGGCAGCAAAAAATAAAAAAGAGTTCGATTACGGGGTCGCCGAAGCTCGTGCAGGTCTTAGGGGTTGGGGCGGAGATAACTTTGCCTACGACCGACAGCGCCGAGAGGGGCTGCTACCCAAGGGCATGACAAGTAATCAGTTCTTAAGGGCCGGCCAGCTTGAGGCGGCGATAGCGGCTATCGCGGGACAAAGGGCATCAAGGCAGAACAATCGCCGCAACGTGAGCGAGGAGTTTGCTTGGATCTTGAACAACATCCTTGGATCAAGAGCACGGCGAGCGCCAAGCAGGAAGCCACAGCAATCAAGCGCTGGCCGTCGCGTGATAAGGATTAAAACAAGCCCAAGCAGGTTGGCATTTAGGCCCGTATCAACAAAAGGGCTAATTGCGGCCGGCGGTAGCCGCTGGCAAAAGGATAAGTTTGATCGCATTTATTTCAATCAACCAAACACCGGAAAGGTTTTCTTTGATCGAAATACAAGAAAGATGGTGAATCAATCCGGGGATCAACGAGGCGCGGCGCTTGCCGCTCGCATGTTGAGGGCCGGAAGGCGCAAGCCAGCCAACCCGTGGAGGGCCGGCCGCATCGCCGCCAAGTCTTGACGGGAAAACTGCGGCAGCAACTCCGATCCCATGGCCCGCGGCGGCAGTAGAGGCAGGCGCACGAACTACGTGCGCGACAACAGCGGGCGCTTTGCCTCGACTCCCGGCGGCGGTCCTCCGAAGCGCAGCACGCCGGCCACCAGGCGGGCGGCCATGCGGAAGGCCCGGCCCACGGTCACCGGCGGCACGCTGGGGGCTCGCGGAAGCCTCCGCCGCAGCCGCGCCAAGCTGGCCGGCAAGAACCCGGCTGATCGCAGCCTGCAGGGGTCGCTCAGCCTGCGAGCGCAGAAGGGGGCCGTCACCAGGGGCGCCAACCGCCTCGGGAAGGTGCGGGCGGCCTCCACGGTGCAAATGGCGGCGCGGGTGGGGGTGATTCGGAAGGGCGGCGCCGTGTCCCAACTGCGGGGGCGTGTGACCACGGCCAAGCCGGTGGTGACGGCCAAGCCCTCCACTCCTGCACGCAAGCCCGCGGCCCTGAAGTGGGAGAAGCCCGCTGGCTCGGTAGGCAGGCAGGCCGCAAGCCTGCCAAATGGCCGGAGGGTCATGGTCACCACAAGCGGAAAGGGAGCAACCGCAACGATCATTGACCGCAAGGGCAACCCGGTGATGAACCGCAAGGACTTCCGCAACGTCACGGAGGCCAAGAAGTGGGCGGCCAGCCCCAGCGCAAGGGGGCCGCGAATCCTCGGGAGGTATCAGCCGTCAGGGAAGCGGCGCAAAGCCTGGGAGATGCCTACAGATGCCTCGCCAGGTCTGGCCAACATTCAAGGCAAGAAGGCCCGCCCCACCGGCACGATCGCCAAGCCCCGAGGCCTGAAGCCGGGCGCCATCGCTGCACGAAAAGGAAAGTCCGCGCCTACCCCCCGCAAGCCCAGCCCCAAGGGCGCCGGGCCCCGGATCAAGGGAGCACGGCCGGCGGGGACGGTGGTGAAGCCGAAGGGGTTGAAGGTGGGGGCATTGGCAGCGCGGAGGGGCGCGAAGGTAAAACCAGTCAAGTTGCCAAAGTCTGCGGCTCAAGCTGTAGCGCAAGCAAACAGGCTACTGGATAGACTCAAGATTCAAAGAGCAAACAATCCGGGTGGCGGACGCATCTATCAGGTCAGAGACAGGATAGATCAAGTTAATCGCGCAATCAAAAAAATTGTTCCAAGCTATAAACACAACCCGATGAGAAAAGGAAGCGCAGCAAAGGCCGTTCTTGAGGAGAGGAATCGCAAGTACGGGCTGCACGCAAGGGCCTGGAACAACATTGGCCGCTTGTACGGCTAACCCATGGCCACCCCCTTCGCCGACTTCGCGAATCTTCGCCTGCTCTGGCGCCGCCCCACCGCAGCGGCCACCAGCCTGCGGGAGGGGCTGCAGCGGGCCACCGATCTGGTGGTGATTGAGGCCTTCGCCGAGGTGCAGGGCCCCGGCGGTGAGCAACCCTCCGGCGGGCGCTCCATCGGCTCGGGATCCATTGAAGGCAACATCACCCGCTGGGCTGTGGTGCCCTCCGGCGCCGGCTGGCTGGACGCGGGAACCGCCTGGAGCTGGACCGATACCGGCCTGCGGCCCACGGGGTTCCCCCGCGGCGAGAAGCTGGAGGCCTTCATGGGCGATCTGGCCAGCCTGCCGACCACCACCGAAGCGGAGCGCGGCTGGGTCACGATCGCCACCCTCTCGGGCATTGGCGGCATTGATGCCCTGATTCGCGTTGAGGCCGGCGATGAGTTCACCGGCACCTGGGCGGCTGGCCGATGAAGCTCGCGACCAGGGCCACCGTGCGCGTCAACCCGGCCACGCTCAGCCGTGCGCAGCGGGCATCCGAGGCAGCAGCGCGGATCGTGTTCCCGGAGCTCAACAGCGCTTTTCAGGATGCCCTGGGCTCCAAGGTGTGGCCGTGGCCGCGAACCACCTACCGCGGCGGCACCTATCGGCGCGACGGCACCCGCACCAAGGGGTTCAAGGTCACCAGCCCCCGCAACATCGTGGACCTTGGCACCCTGCGGGCTTCCAACAGCTTCCAGATCACCGGCAGCCTCTGCACCTTCCGCTGGGCCGTGGGCTATGCCACAGCCGTTCACTACGGCGCCAACATCCACCCCTGGGGTGACAAGACCCGACCCCTCGTCAACCTGCCCGCCAGGCCCTGGACTGACGCGGTGCTGGGGACCATCAGAATCCCCGGCCTTGAGCCCTATGACTACCGCGAGCAATACCGGGCATCATTCATCCAAGCCTGGCGCGAACTGCAGTGAGCTTTGATCTTCTCCCCTGGGAAACAGCGCCCCAGGCCCC